GTTCTGCTTTTCTACCAGTTCTCGTAGTCTGGGAACTTTCAACATCATAATTAATTAGGCTTGTACCTTTGACTTGAATACCATCATGATTCATAGCACGAATAACAGTGATAGTTTTATATTTCGTGTTAAACATCCAAACTTCTTGAGAACCTAACATCTTTTCTGGATTAATAGAAGCTATCTTATACTCCTTGTCTTCTTTCTTATATTTAAGATTCTTTAGTTTTTTCTCAACAGACACCTTTCTTGGTTTACTCGGTTTTCTGGTTTTCTTGACGTTAGTAGAATACTTCTCTGTATCATCAACAATCATTGCAATAAATCTAACTAAACTGGTCAATTCTTTTTTCTTCAGGTAAGAATAAGCTTCATTCAGCTGGTCGCACTCGCCTTCTTTGGCCTCGACTAACTCCATTAAAATTGGACCATAATAGTTGATGATAGACGCCCCGTAAGCCGCGGGGATATTCCTTTCCACTAACCACTCATAAAAAGAAAAATCAGTTTTTGATTGCCAGTGGTCTACCAACTCTTCAATCTCAGCGATGAGCTCGCCGGATTTGATAGCCATTCTTTCTTGGATAGAAATAACTTTTTTAGTTTCTTTAATGTTATCAACTACAACTTTCTTTGGTTTCTCCGCAGAACTTAGTATTTTTCCCAGAAGTTCTTCGAAATATTCAATAGATCGGTCAGACACTTCACTGCCATTGTTTATTAACCTAGCGACCCAAGCAACGGAACGGGTTACATTAGAATCATTGACCCTATTAAATTGAACTAAATCCTCTTTACGGTCTGAAGATTTAAGGTATTCTTCGATAAACTTCCTGGCGTCATTAACCGAATACATGTAGTTACACCAGTTGAGTGCAACTGTCATCTCGCAACTGGTGTATCCTTCTTTAAGAATAGGCTCGTCGCCAAGATGCTTGGAGTTGATAATAAATTCTTGTTTCTTAGTCATTCGCGCTTTAGCGTTTTCTTTACGACGAGCCATAATGATTATCCTTATCCAGCCATCTCGAGTGCAGTATTGAGAGCTTTTGTTTTCAATGTTTTATTTTGACCATACCAAGCTGATGTCAGGCGGCTATCCACCGAGCGACCTGCAAGATGGTCTGTTAAGTAAGTCACAGCGTTGAATGGCTGCCACCAAGATCCAGAAGCGTATTCAGCGCCAGGTTGTGTGTGGAGAATATCCATAGCCAGCTGAGCATTCTTAGAAACTTTCTTTCTCTTGTTATCGTCTTTTTTAACAACTCCAGTTACAGGGAAGATACGATTAAAGTAAGTTACAACATCTTCATTCTTAGCCTGTTTACTACCAAGGAATGCAGCCATTTCTTTGTATTGTGAAAGTTTATCAGTGGCGACACCAAGCATTTCTTTAACATGAGAAGGGTCAAATACCCGACGATGCGAGACCTTAGCCATACGATCTACATTTCCACTCAGTGAAAGCGTCAGTGTATTGTTACAAACAACGCGAATTGGTGTGAACCTTACGTCTGTAGAAAAACCGTATTTATGGAAGTTTGTGAATAGAAGATACGAATCAATCTGATCACCTTTGAACAATTCGAAGGAATCCTTCACTTTGGCTAATCCCCAGATAATCTGTCCGCCTTTGAGCGAACCAGCTGTATTCATTTCCATATCACCCATTTGCACATATTCATTGAAGAAATCAAATGCTTCTTGGTTTTGCACTGGATTCCAATCGTCTGTCACAGTGTCTAGGATTTTGTTATCGCTCGAGCGGACCAAAGCAGATTTACCGATTTGAGTCGGGACGCCTTTGATATCAACATACGCTGGGATCTTTTCCACTTCCCAGTCAAGACCAGCAACTTTAAGCATTTGGTCAGTTGATAAGTCGTGTGGTACTTTGGTGCCTAAACCGTGCCAAGGCAAATCACCAGCATACGCCATGGAAGCTTCATCGCCATTCATTTCAAGTTCGTGTGCCATTTTCAGGTATTCCTTTTTATCTTTATCAAGTTATATTAGTATAATACTATAGTTTTGATAAAAAGGCAACACTTAATTGTAATAATAAGCAAATTAATTTAATTTAACTTTTTTTAACTTTTTTTCACTTTTTTGTCATTATTTACTTGACTTAATCCACGAACAACGGTATAATAGGTTGTCGCCTAAGAATATAACTTTAATGCTTTTACTGCTTCTTAAGGATAAGACAATAAACAATAAGAATACCAGTGACCGAAGGTCACCACCCGAAGGGTGTATTAGAATAGAACTAGAACGTTATCTGAACTGAAGAGTTGGTGTTATTATTCCGTTGTTCGCCTTCTTCAGTCGTATAAGATGTAAATGTTATTGCAACACCTAATCTAATGAGACCTTGAGTGTCATTCCAAGCTAATGGAATATCATCCAAGGCTGATGGGAATGCTTCTAACAGGTTGATTTTTCTGACCACTTTACCAGTATTGTCATAGATTACTATCACCATGGTTGTAGCGTAATCTTCTTTGTAGCTTGTTGTATATGTCGGTTGTCTATTCCCGCTAGCATCCGCCCCATTAACATTAAAGATGCGATTGACCCAGTTATACCAGAAATCCCAAATATCTGTTCTTCTATCAACAAGAACAGAGAAGGTTGTGTCCATAATCTGAGCGGCGTAGGGCATTTTTTGTGTCGGCCCGATACCATACACCCGCATATCGTTAGACGTTAATGATATGCCAGGGACTCTTACTTGCTCAATTCTGTACCGTAACATATCTGAGAATGATGTGTTGACACCACGTTCCCCACTTACGTTGGAGATCGTGGAGTTTTGCATAAAGCTTGGTGGTTGCACCCAAACCTCAAAATAGTTATTTTTTAGATAACCATCGGCTACGATATTAGATTTAAAGTTCTTTATATTGAAAGACATATATGGACCTAGACTTACCTTTTATGCTGCCAGCTTGCGAGTGGTAGCATTATTGTTTTTGCCCAGTCCGTTGAATCGACCTTATGGAAAGGTGATCTAATGTGACCGTACAAATATCTCTTAACGCAATCACCATAACCAGAAAATTGTCGACTGTGAGCCTTCAATACCTGATACGAAATTGTTAGCTTTTTGTTATCGTTGTATTTAGTATTCCCAACCAACTTAGTTAAATTGTCTAATAGTTTAGCGCGAGCTGCTGGAGGTAAATAGTGGAGATTCAGACCCAAGAAACCATCCGAGTAGAACTCTATAGGAAACACCAAAGGGTGAGCGTCCCACATTGGAAGAGTGGCCTTGTGTTTCGCGTCATAGTGGAATAAATACATCTCTCCTATGGTTGGTGTGCTCGCTTTCTTAAACATACGAGCTGGTGGCTTCGCCATCCCTTTAATCTTATCACCAATCCACTTCATGGCTTCCTTTGCGGAGTTGGCTAATGATGATCTAGATTCATTCAGTTTCTGTGTAAATGTATCGTTGACTTCCATAATTCTTTAATACCTAGCTCTTTCTCAGTGAAAATCTTAAACTCCCAGCCTCTGTCCATACAAAACTCTGTGGCCGCTTTCCACTTAGCTTCATTTATACCCCAGTTTTTCACCTCAGTAATATACTTCCTAGATATTTCTTTTTGTTTCTTTGGTGCAATGCACTGTTTAGCAGGCTTTACTTCGATCACAACAGTTTCTTTTTGATTTTGTTTGTCCATTTTAGTAACAACAAAATCAGGAAAATATCTATGTATTTTATTGTCAATAGGGGATATGTATGGGATTATCAACTCCTCGGACGACCACTGGATAACGTTTTTTCTTTGATCCAGATAAAGCATAAGCTTCAATTCCCAACCTGATCTATAAACGATGTTTGTTGGATCACCTTTATATTTACTTGGGTTTTTTGGTTTGAAGAATCCTTGGTATCTTGGCATATTACCTTCTATATAAATAAGAATGAATATTACAGTCTGTCATAATATATTTATACAAGGGTTAGAAATGAGCTTTAGAAACCGCGTAAACTTCCCGAGTCCAGGAAGTGGTCCAGCCGTTAACAGTATGAGTATGCCTAACGACCTTTTAGCTAGCGGTAGGGAATACTACACATCAATCGTATTCCATGATTATAGGAATAAACTACCTTCGGGATTAATTAGTAATCTCGGCACTGCGTTCGGCGGAGGATTCCGTAGTTTAATGGAAACACTTGGTGGTGGGTCTTCACAAACACTAAGTTCAACAGCTGCGTATATTCTACCTATCCCATTAAGCGTCAACGATACAACTGTCTTGAACTGGTCTGAGTCTACAGTTCGCGAGGCTTTAGCGGGATTAGCGCCTACTAGTGTTTTGGGTGGTCTCGGGACAACGGCGGCTCTGGCTACACTAGGTAACGCAATGGGCATGTCTGCCACAGAAATGTGGAAAAAGGCAGAAAGTTCGTTGCCGGAGT